GAATTACGATGTGGGGAGATTCGCTTACTTCTATAATTGGAAATACAATTCATCAAATATCAGGCCATGGAATGACAGTCGTCACATGGAAGGGATCGGTAGACACAATTTTAAATGTGGGTATTAAAATCGTAGGCAATACAATCAAAGGAACTGGCTATATCAATAATTCATCTGTAGGTATGATCATCGAACCTACCAATAGGGATATATTGATTGCAAACAACATTTTAGATACTATAATTTCTCTTGATGCTGGATACGGTGGGGGCGTTGGAATTGACAACCAAGCAGACGGCACAATAATCGAAGGCAATATAATTCAACACGCATACATAAACGGAATATCAAACCAGGCCGATTATTGTGTAATCAATAACAATCGAATTATGGACTGCTCTGTACTCACAGACAATGCATATAGAGGGATATCATGCTCTGGTGACTATTGCACCATTGTAGGGAATTCTGTTCGCGACACAAGAGCAGATTCCAGAATGGACATTTGCATCTATGTCCCAGGCACTAATTGTGTGATCGTTGCGAACATAGCACAAGGAGCATCGAATGTAAACATATATGACCCAGATGGAACAGATATTAAGGAACACAACAAAGAATAACAGCATGAGTATTAAACAAATCACTGATAACCTTTTTGGCTTAGAGGCCATGATCGGATGGCTAAGTTCAGGATTTTTAATCATTGTGAATTTAGCCATTAATTCAAACGCAATTGATGGAGTGACTGCATGGGCAGGGGCAGCATTTGCAATCAGCACTGGTTTTTTTGCCATGATGAAAATGTTTGAATCTTGGAAAGAAGCAAGAGCAAAAAGAAGAATGGCTGAGAAAGAATTGGAAGAGGATAATGTTCACGGAGCTGGTGGAAATGCCTGATATACCTGAGTTTAAAATTAATCTCACCTGGCTTATTCGTCAAGGCAAGATTAAAATCGGAGTGAACATTTGGAAAACATTGAAGAAATATTTTTTTAACCAAAAACCGTAATATGGAAAATGTAACAAATTGGGAGCAAACATTTGAAAAGTTCCCTCTGTGGCTTAAAACGCTTTTGAATTTTATTGCACGGATCATTAAGATTCCAAACTTCGTGTGGAATATCCCCGGCTTGAGTAAACTAAAAGGAATAAGACTTTTGGTTCTTGCTGCTCTCGGATTCCTTTATACTTTTTTACAGAGTATGGATATAGATCTTTTGTCTCAGGCAATATGCGGAGCGGCGCAAATGATGAAAGTGGTTTGTGAAGCTGAAACTATTGTGGGATTCTTAAAGGGCCTTATGGCTTGGCTTGCTTTAGGGTTGGCTATTGAAGATAAGACAAAAAAATAATTCTCGTTTTGATCGGTTGGTTTAGGGTGGCCCAGAGATGGGCTGCCTTTTTCAAAATGTATTTAGCAACATGAAAGCAACGGATAGCTTCAAAAGTGAAGTTTTCCGTTTTTAATTGAATCGCAAAAATCACATAAATTTTTGGATTATGGTAGTAAAATTTATTGAGAAATATCTTCAAGCTGCAAAGGATGCCAGCGCACAAAATGGAATCCATTACCTTGCAATTCTCACACAAGCAGCGCATGAATCGGCATATGGGAAATATGCTTTTGGGAATAATTTTTTTGGAATTAAACCCGGTAAAAACTGGCAAGGAAAAAAGCAATTACTTAGAACAACAGAATATTCAATCAATCCTAATTTACAATTCCCAGAAATACTTTCCAAAACTCTTGTGGAGCGCAAAGGGAAAAAACTTTGGGAATACAAAATAAGGGATTATTTCAGGGCATACGATTCCGCAGCGGAAGGCTTTTTAGACCATGGCAATTTTCTCACATCAAATAAAAGATATGCAACTGCAATGCTTCACAAGGATAACCCAGAGAAGTTTTTTCTTGAAGTTGCAAAAGCTGGATATGCTACTGATCCCAGATATGCGGAAAAGCTAATCGAGATCTATCGAACACTTAAGGCTCAAATTGGATAATTATGAGCGGAAGAAAAAACAAAACCGAAGAAAACGAGATCGAGCGGATAATATGTGAATACTTGGAATTATACCCTACGATTCCTTCCAGGACATTAGCGAGGAAGCTATGCGAAGAATATGAAATGCTTTTCCCGAATTTAGAAAATGCGCGGAGAATGGTAAGGAGCAGAAGGGATGCAACAGGAAGAGATAAGACAGAAGCGAGGCAAAGAGTAGGAAAAAAGATATATCCTTCGCCAGGAAATTTGACCCCATTTATTTATCCTGAAGCTGAGTTGCACGAATTAGAGCCGTATCAAATCCCGGTAGGTAATACACGAATAGGCATCATATCTGACATACATTTTCCTAAACAATGTAACCAAACAATAGACTTAGCGTTAACTGACTTTGCCGAAAATAACGTGGACACCATTATATTGAATGGTGACCTAATGGATAATCCTACGTTTTCAAAATTTCCGACAGATCCGAACTACCGAGGAAAAATCGGTAGTTGGTTCGACAAAACAGAATTCTTTTTGGAGTCCTTAAGAGCAAGATTTCCTAATGCCTTGATTTTATTCGTTGAGGGCAATCATGATGCATGGTACAAGAAATGGCTGTGGATGAAAGCAAAGAACCTTGCAGCAGACCCATACTATTCATTAGAAGAAAGGTTGCACCTGATGGACTATAACATTAAGTTTATTCCTGAGATTCAGCTGATCAGGTTAGCAGATTACTTTGTCTTCCACGGACACCAACACGCAAAGGGCGGTCAATTGGACACGGTAGCTAAAAGAATGCTGGCTAAATTAAATTCAAATTGTATCATAGGGCACATGCATTACGCTTCGATGTTTACCGGCACAAATATAATGGATGAACCTTATGGCACTGTCCACGTCTTAGGGGCGGCATCCACTTTAAAACCTTCTTATATGCCATTTGGAGGTAAGTCAAGAAAAGGGTACATGAATATTAAGGTAGTAGATCGCAAATGTCAGATTGAGAATGTCTGGAATAATAATGGAAAGAAAGTAATTATTAACGCCTAAAAACCAAGGGATAGTTGTATGACTTGCATCGTTGGGGTTATTGAAAAGGAAAAGGTCTGGCTCGGTGGAGACTCAGCCATCAGCAATTCTCAGGTTGTTACTATTTTGAAAAGTACAAAAGTGTTCAAAAAGGGTCCTTTCATCATTGGGTGCGAAGGGTCATTCAGAATGCTGCAGCTTTTGAAATATGATTTAGTAATTCCAAAATTGACCAATAAGGATATTGAGAAATACCTGTGCACCGAATTTGCGGAAAATATCAAGAACCTGGTCAAAGATAAACTGTCAGATCATGAAGGCTCAAAATTCGGGTCTTTTCTGATTGGATACAAAAACCGTTTATTCGAGTTTGACGAGGATCTGCAAGTTATCGAGACGCTAAACGGTGTCAACTCCATCGGGAGCGGTGCAGACTTTGCCCTTGGGTCCCTTTACACTTCAATTGGGCAGCCTGCAAATGTAAGAGTTATGAAGGCATTGGAAGCCTCGGCATTGTATTCTAAGACGGTTGCTAAGCCGTTTGTTGTGGTGACCACGTAAAGAAATTATGGGTTTATCTAACCATAAATGGGTATTTTTCAAAAATAATGCAAAATAATTGCTTAAATACTTGTATTATATTGCAAGTCATGTTATCTTTGACCTATCAATTAAAGCAAAGAGAAATGACAAAAGCATTTTTAAACAACATCGGAAATATGACATTCTTGGGGTTCTTTAATTCCAAAGAGGTTTATTCAATCAAAGGATTCGACACACAGCGCAAAGCAGAGAATTATGCTAAAAAATATGGCTACGAAATACACTATAAATTACCTGAAGGAATAGAACAATATTACCATTGCAATTAATTAACATATAATAAATAAAGAAATGAAAATCTTGCACCTTCCGATAAAATCAAAATACTTCTGGCAAATTTACTCAGGAAGCAAAAAGATAGAATATCGAGAATTTAAACCATATTGGCAAAAAAGGATTGACAGGTCAATAACTCATATTAAGATTAAAATTGGATATTCATCTCAAAATCCAAGTATGATAATTGAGCTAAATCATATAAATGTCGAAAATATTATGCATGAGTTTTTTGGCGAATCAGAAAAAAAAGTATATGCCTTACATCTTGGCAATGTAGTTGAAATTAAAAATATTCCTCAAATTGAAAAAACAACAGGATTAAGAATATCTATAAATTAAAAAAACTAAAAAATGAAAAAGCAAGAAAAAAGAAACAAAGCAAGGGTTAATTCAAATGGTAAGTATTTAATGACCGGATTGAATAAATCTGAGAAAGAAAGTCTCATTTCCAAAAGAAACGAACTTTTAAAAAATGTTGATAAATCAGTTGTTGACCAATACATTATTGCGCTGTACAATAGCGAAGATAATGAAGTGTATTTTGTTGATGAAGCGTCTATGTCTAATGATGAACGCGCAATTCTTGTTTAGTATGAAACCACAAGGCCAAACTTGGACAAATGAAGGGAAAGAGGTGTTTATCTCCTACGAAGAGGCGGCGAAATCACTTATAAGTGAATTGGAAAAACTTAGCGTTGACGCTGCAATAACCTATGTAAGTGAGTCAGGCTCTACTTATGGCACTGCCTCATTTGGCAAAGTATCTAAAACATTCAGAATAAGCGGTCATGATGTTAGATCAATGGACCCAAATAATCATAACGGCCCAAAGATGGCAGATTTTGATTTAAGGCCCGATTCAATAAAAGGATTCACACCTAAACAGATAATCGAAGAGGCTGCAATGATTTTTGAAGACCTTGAATTTTCCACAAAATGAACAAACAAAAAGAACTTGAAGCTCGTAAGATTATCGGCTCATGGCTAAAGCAAATGAGAGAGGATAAGTTGTTGACTCAGCAGGAACTCGCTGACCTGATCGGATGTGACCACACAACAGTTTCTAAAATTGAATCAGGCAAATGGGCCTTTTCAATAGATTATATCAATCGACTTGCAGAGCATTTGGACTTTTATATTTTCCTTTGCCCGAAGAATTCAAAGGATGAATTGGCCCAAGCAATGAAAGACAGATGGGGAAAAATGAAAGAAAATTAAAAAAAGGGGGAATCCCCACGAATTCCCCCAGGATAATTTTGTTATGAAGCTGTAAAAAGTGGTGCAAGATTACACCGTTAAATGGTGAAATTTTATCTCATAAAATGATATATAATTCCACAGTGTACCGTATATTTGTTGCTTTAGAAAACAATCGAAATAAGATCAAGACGTTGGACGGCAATCCAGCGTCTTCTTTTTTTTATAACCTCCCCTTAAGTATCTCTCCCACATCCAGCGCATTGGTTTCTGCCTTTGTCTTATCGTAATCCTGCACTGTGGACACTTTAGAATGTCCGGTCATTAGACTTATCTGTTTATCGGTTAATCCAAGCCTTGACAGATTGGTAACAAATGACCGCCTGTGGAGATACTCCAACAAGTTCAGATAACTCTTTTTGGTTTAGCTTAATGCGCGACATAAGGTTATCTAAATCAATCACATATATATAATTAAAATAAAATTGTAAAATTTTTTTAAAATAAACGTTGAAATATTTGGAAATTCAAAGTTGATTAATGTATATTTGTAGCATATTATTAAAGAAATGGAAGAAAATATAGACTTAAAGAAAAAAGTAGGGTTAATGAATGCAGATGAGGCCGCTGCTGTACTTGGAGTAAGTGTCAGCTTCTTTAGGGCGCGAGTATCTAAGCACATCGGACGGTACATAGGCAACAGAAAGTATTATACCCAGGCAGATTTGGAGCAATGGCTCATGGATCAGACACTGGTTACTGCAAATGTAGGATAATCCTAAATATTTTTCTACTTAAATAATTGTTTTTTAACGTATTAGAAAATTTCAACATAAGACAATGGTCTTGTGAATAGGGTTCCCATGCCCCACATAAAACAGTAAAGTTTGAAGCCGTGAGTGATGGCAGCAGTTAAAATCACTCAAACCTATCTGATGATGAATGGACCTCCCGGCTGGCAATAGGGCTGGCCGGGATTATTGAAACGGATTTTCGTAGTCTTCATCTGCCCCAAAAGTGGGGTAAATAAAATTTAAAGTTTATTAAAGTGCGCCGGGTGCAATGCCCGGCTTTTTTGAAATCAAGTAAAAGTGATATAATGAATTTAGTTTCTATCTCAAACTCAAGCCCATTTCAGGGCAAACTAACAACAACCAGCTTACAGGTAGCTGAGTTCTTTGGAAAAGAGCATAAAAATGTCCTTCGGGATATAAAACACCTGATCGACAACATAGAAATGGGTATGCTCAATTTTGAGCTGACCCCCTACGAACACCCACAGAACGGCCAAACTTACCATTATTACGAAATGACCGAGGAAGGTTTTACACTTTTGGTTATGGGCTACACAGGCAAAGAAGAATTAAAATTTAAACAAGCCTACATTAAGGCATTTAGTCTAATGAGGGAGCTATTGTCCTCTGATGATTACATAGTCCACAGGTCGTTTGAAATCATGCAGAAACGCCTCGATTCGGCCCAGGAAAAAGTTTTAGAACTAACCGAAAGAGTCGAAGACTTAAATCTCCAAAACCAACTTCAACAAACCACTATTGCTGCTCAGGCTCCGGTTGTGGAATATGCTACCACTGTTCTGTCCGCTAAAAACGCCTGGACCATTACGACCATTGCAAAGGAGCTTGGAATGAGTGCAAGGAAACTGAATAAAATTCTCGAAGCAAAAAAAGTGCAGTACAAAGCAGACCATCATTATGTCCTTTATTCAAAATACCAGGACTGTAATTATACCAAAACCAAAACACATACTTATACCGATACACTGGGCCAACCCTGTACCAACATGCAAACAGTATGGACCGAATTAGGCAGACAGTTTATCCACGGATTAATGAAAGAGAGTGCATCTGTAAAAGTACAGGTGTTTGAATAATAGATTTTCGGAATTACCGCACTTACACAGCCGGGCGGTCCTAAGCTGCCCGGCAAATTTAAAACTTAAAATTATGCTTATTGAAATTTCATCAGAAGAAAAAATAGCACTCGGAGTCGCCTTGTTAACGACAATCCGTGAGAATCAATCAATGTTGAATCTTGGCTTAAAAGAGAGCCTTTACAGAGAGGAAACAATCAAATCTTTGGAGGCTCTGTATAATAAACTTTTCAAGGTTCCGCAATTAGCCGAAACAGCATGAAACCACGAAGAATTACCAATAAATTATTCATGAAAATGTCGATAAACGGCACTCTTCGAGATATAGATTTTATTCATGAGCTTGGGTTTACGGCCCGAATTAAGGTTGCTCCGGGCCGTTTTTCACAAATTAAAACTTTCACAATTATATGATCACTTCACTTTTAACCGCAACGCTGGACAAAATTAAAATCAAAAAACCAGCTGCAGCACTGGACCAATATCATCACATCGAAGAGTTACAAGTTGGTGACTGGTTTTACTCGGTATGGTTTGTGTTTTCTTTTACCGTTGAAGAATGGGAAGAGGACACACTGCACGGAACAAGAAGCTGCCAGGTTTATGATTTTCCAAAAGAAGAAATCAAGGTTCGGTGCCTCATGGGATGTCATGAATCAGAGGATGAATTAAAGCCAATGAAAGAAATTGACCAGGATAAATATCTGGAACTCATAGACGCAATTTACTCAGAATTGGACACCAACACCGACTACTATATTCAAGATTAGAAACTACTAAAACTCAAAATAATGACTAAGCAAAAAACTCAGAATCTTATCTCAGCAGCATGGTCCAAAAACCCATCAATGTGGAACTGCCTTTTTGAATTATCGGTCTTCCGAGGCAGATTAACCTTGGATGAATTTGAACAATCAGAGGGACTTGTTAGGACCAAATCCCAAGAAGGGATTGGGAACATCAAGGTATGCGGAATGAGATACAAGGGGTCACTTAATTAAATCACATAAAACAACAACAAATGAAAACTCATTGGAAACAATTGCAAAATCCAAATTACATCGGGGCATATTCATTGCCTGATGGTAAAGATTTGGTTGTCGAGATCACAGACGTAAAAAGAGAAACCGTAAAAGGTGAGGGGGGCAAAGTGGATGAATGCACAGTTGCATATTTGAAGAATCAAAAACCAATGATTTTAAATGCAACCAATTCAAAGATGATTGCAAAGATTTATTCCACTCCGTATGTGGAGGAATGGATCGGAAAAAAGATTACCCTGTACGTTTCCACAACATCGCTGAAGGGCGAAACAGTGGAGTGTTTAAGAATTAGAAACGCCGCTCCGGTTCAAGGTAAACCAAAATTAACTTCTACGCACCCAAAATGGGATGGTGCAGTTAAAGCAATCAAAGCCGGGACTTATACAGTTGAGAAATTAAAGGAGCAGTTCGAGATTTCCAAAGAAGATGAAAGGTTATTGGTGGCATGAGAACCTTTAAAATCAGATCAAGTCAGGTCGGGAAGATAATGGGGAATGATAAGGCAGGAACCGGTCTTGGACAGACAGTTAAATCTTATTTGGACCAATGGATCAAGGAGCAAGTTTATGGAAGGGTGAAAGAATTTTCAAACAAGTACACTCAGAAAGGTATCAATGTGGAGCAGGACTCTTTGGATTTTGTCGCTGATGTTTTGGGCTATGGATTGCTTTTCAAAAACGAAAAAAGGTATGGAAATAAATTCATGCACGGAACACCGGACAGCATTTTAGTGGACCATATTATTGATGTAAAATCTTCATGGGACAATTTCACCTTCCCATTATTTGAAAAGGAAATACCTGAGAAGGATTACGAATGGCAGGGACAATCTTATATGGAATTGGTCGGAGTTGACCACTACAAATTAATCTATGTCCTTACCGATACACCAGAGGAACAAATTATCCGGGAAGCGAATTCATATTGTTGGAAAAATCATCTTGAATTGGATGATGAAATTTTAAACGACTTCAGATCGAAAATGACCTATTCAAATGTTCCTGCCGAGTACAAGATTAAAGTGTTTGAATTCGGAAAAGAAAAGGCCAAAATTGATCAGATAAAAGACCGGGTTGAATTGTGCAGACAATACATTAAAGAACGAACCAAGGAAATAAATTACAAGTAAAATGAACGAATCCTTTGAAATAAGCATGATGCCATGTGGTACTTTGACAACCCACAGCAAAAGAATATTTGCCGAAATATTCCGTAAAATGGGTGAAGGGTTTTATTCCGTACACATCAAAAAGCAAAGAAACACAAGGTCTTCCAGGTACAAGTATTACTGGTCCCATTTAATGGCATACGCAGTAAACGAATTTAATCGCAGAGGAATATACCAGGTTATGAATGAAGATACAGGAGAAGTATATCCGCTGACTACTGATGAATTGCACGAAATGATGAAGCATTACTTCAATCCGGTAATAACCAAATACAAAGGAATGAAGATTATTAAAGGTGGGTCAACACGCAAACTGGATGATTCGGATTTCATTAATGAGTACGAAGAAAAAGTGGTCCAGTTTCTTGTTGAAAATGATGTAATCCCATTGACCAGGGATGAATGGAACGAGCAAAGGTCTAACCGATTAACATCGGCTCAAATAGTAGAAAATTTATCTTTTCAAAATCAAAATTCACTAAATTAAAATGACAGTTCAAACTCAAACTCAACGAGTGGACAATGAGATTGTCTTGCTCGACATGATTAACAGCAGGGGCAAATTTACCAATATAAAATCTGCTGAGAAGTTCCTAAAGAAAAGCCTGAGAAAAGTTAAAAGCCTTGAAAAGAAGGTGGTTGTTACACCTGAAAACATCATCAATCAGCTTGGAGCAGAATACATATCAAGGCAAACGCTCCGAGAGGTCCAAAAATTTTTTGGCAAAAGATACATTCAGATTAAAGACTTGATGTCCATTGACAAATCAAAATGGATGCATTTAGGACTGAGCTATGAGGGCTACATTCAAATTAATAAACTAAGAAAATTAGCATAATGTCAGAAGCACAATTAGAAAGCAAAATACTTGCTAAAATTAAACAGAATTTCACCATAAGCAGACGGAGGGTTAAGAAATATGCACCGCAGGAATCTAAAGGAGATAAGATTATTATAATTCCATTCAGCAGAATTGTAGTAATCAATCCAGGAACAGCATACGAACAAGCTCGAAGGTTTGGATCAATGCCTGAGATCGAAAATGATTTGAATCAGTATCGCAAATTATACATGGCTAAATTATTGGAAAATGTTTGTTCTTGAATTGTACGACAGAAAAGGTAATCAGCTTAATGAAGGTGATATAGTCAAGATCTCAAACGGCAGGGAAACTCAATTTTTTGCCGAGGTGAAGTATCTTGAAAGTGAAGGTATAATAACTCCGTTTCATACATTTTCTTTTACCAGTTTTGAAAAGGTGGATAAACTACCGGACAACGCAGAAAAAGCAGACGAAAAAAGATATAGCATTTGGTATATCCCAAGAGCAGAAGATCCAGAAGGTGAAGATTTTAGGCAATATCTTATGTCATGGAGAGAGTGTGAGCATCACTTGACTACATTTTGTTGGAAGATTAAAAAGACATTATTCTAATGCCAGTCTGCACCAAGCACGGAACAAGATCAAACGAAGGACAAATGTGTGGTCAATGCTGGAGAGAGGACCAGGCTGTTAAGACTGCCGAGCGCAAATCAGAAAGGAAGCAATTTGGAAAGTTCAAAAAAAAGTTTGTGGTATCGGAAAAAACAAAGGCCAGGGATAGGTTAAAAAAGAGACTGCAAGATGAATGGTCCAAATACATGAAAGAAGTATATCGGGAAATGGGATTGTATTACTGTTGGATTACCGGACATTCTACTTTGAAAAAAGGAATATTCGGCCTGCACGTTTCCCATTATTACGCCAAGGGCGAAATATGGCAGCTCTGGTGCGACCCAGTCAACTCAGGGCTGTCTATTTACGATCAGAACGTAAACAAGCCTCAGAACGTAACCGCAATGCGCCACAAGATGATTGAAGTGTGGGGCGAAGATCGAGTGAAAGAACTTGACGAAAAAGCGGAAATGTACCGGAACAGAATTAAGGCAGGGATTGACCCGAAATATCCAACTGACATTTGGTTAATGGGAATGATTAAAGAAATCAAGAAATGAAAATCGAGCAGCAACTAAATGAATTAAAATCGCTACTGATTAATCAGAACAATAGCCTCATGGATTTGAAGCAAAAAGTTTCCGATATGAAGATTTTGAATGAGCATTTGTGGAAAAATATTAATCCGAGTGGTGAGTATTTGACTCGGAATGAAGCTGCAAAACTACTTAAATGCTCTCCTGCTAAGATTTCAAAACTTGCTGAAATGCACCCGATAAGAGACGAGACAATCAGGACCAAGAAAAACTATATTTTATCGGATGTTTTGAAGTATGGGAAAAATAAAACGAAAAATATATTTAAAATATACTCAAAAGATATTACAAAATTAAAGCAAAATATAAACAAATGAAATTTGAAACGTGGTGCGAAGATATATTCACAAATCCGAAAACAAAACATATTTTTTTCAACAAAAATTAATTCAATTATGTGGATAAAAATATATTAAGAATTTCCATATATCAAAAAATTCATTATATTTTTGTAGTGCCGAAACATAAAAAGTAAACAGTTAAAATGAAATTAAATTTATTAACTTTCTTTAGATTAAGCCGCTCAAAAAGAGAGCGCGAAGACAGGTGCCGTCTGTTGTGCCTGGGCAATCCCAACAGTGGGGCTTCTTCCGTTCTCTTCTTGGGTGGCTTTTTTATTTTATAGATGGAATATTTTCAACACGATTACAATGTAAGAAGTGACGATAAAATAAAATCACTTATCAGAAAACATGGCATGATCGGTTACGGTGTATTCTGGTCTATTGTGGAAGATTTGTATAATAATTTAAACGCAATAAAATTAGATTGCGAAGGCATTGCTTATGACCTTAGAGTTGAAGAAGATTTGGTAAAATCTATAATACATGACTTTGGGTTATTTCAAATTAATGGAGATTATTTTGGCTCAACTGGTGTTGAAAAAAGGCTTTACGAGAGGGATATTAGAAGCAAGAGAGCGTCTGAAAATGCCAATAAAAGATGGGAAAAGAAGCAAAAGGATTGCAAAAATGATGCAACGGCATTGCAAGACGAATGCAACGGCATTGCTTTAAAAGAAAAGAAAGTAAAGGAAAGTAAAAGAAAAGAAAGTAAAGTAAAGGAAATTAAAGTAAAAGAAAAAAAAGAAAAAATTGTCGTCTATCCGCCTTTAGAAGAATTTAAAAAATATTTTGAAGAAAACGGATTTGACTTGCGGGTTGCCGAAAGGGCATGGAAGGGTTACGATGCAGCGAACTGGCACGACACAACCGGAAAAAAGATTTTAAACTGGAAGCAAAAATGTCAAAATGTTTGGTTTAAGCCAGAAAATGAAACCAAAAACTCCGGTCCTCCAAAAATTAATCCTCAACATGACTTCTCAAGCAAAATTGTCGGAGACGGACAAACAGAAAAGACCAGATTAATGGCAATTGAATTCAAAAAAAATAATCCTGACAAAGTTTACAATCCTCAAAAAACCGCTTCATGAAACATATCGGAGAACTAATCGCTGAACAGATTGGGCAAAATTCAAAAGTCGAAGGTCACAACTATTCAGCAAAATTATGGGACAGCCAAAGAGTCAACGGAGTGCCAGAAGTGGTTACAACGGAGCAGGAAAAAAAGTATTGGGAAAGCGTTTATAACATTGAGCCAAGAACATTCACGGACTTTGAGCAGCAACAAATGTTTTTTCAAGCATACCGACAAGTCCTTGGAGTTGGAAAAGAAATTTCTGAATCGGACTATTTGGAAAAATCCAAAAATGATTTAGAGCTGGTCGATGCGATCAAATGTATTTTGAACTGGTATTTCAAAGCAAAAGAATTCAAGAAGGGAGGGTTTTTTATTTATTCAACCCCAGGAGTGGGTAAAACCAAAATGGTAAAAGCATTGAGTTTACTTTCCAAATACGTTGCCAATTCCAAAAACATGGGGCGCATTGAATTTTGCGACATTGCCCGGATGATTGGAAAACACAATACCGGAGATCATCAGGACTTTAGTTTTTTGACCAATGAAAATTTGATTATTGACGATCTAAGCGAAAGGGTAAACAATGTTCAATCCTTTGGGTATAAATATTCTCTGGCTGAAATTTTCGAGAACAGATACAACGTTTGGCAAAGCAACGGCAAAGGAACTGTTATCACAACTAACATTTTCCCATTCAAGTCAGAAGGCGTTATGTCGCTTCAGGAAATTGTCGGAGATAGGGCTATGGACCGCATTAAGCAGCAGTACGAAATAATTTTGTTAACAGGGGAAAGTAAAAGGAAGTGACACTAATGCGAAAAATGATTGTTAGGAATTATATTGAATTAAATTGCATATAAAAATATTAAAGATGAATGCAGTTCGACTCTGCTCGCTGACCGAGATTGTGGAAAATCCGATGTGCTGTTCGATTCACACATTACGAAAGTAAACTGGGAAGACGGAGGTCTTTTAATTTAAACTTAATTTAAAATAAAGAAATGGATTTTCAACAGTTTAAAAAAGAGTGGGCCGAAACAATGGTTTATAAGCCTAAAGAATTTGATTTTGAAAATACAATGCACGAACTATATATTGAGTTCAAAGATGGATTATTGACATATGGAAAAGGATTTTCTGTAAAACAATGGTGCGAGTTCTTTCATGCTGATTGCGATTTAGACCAACACTATTATATGCTTAAGGATAAAGCCTTACAAACACATCACGGAAATGGTTTGAAAGAAATGGCAAATCGCTTTAGAAAAAATAAATCATTACCCCTTATTCCTTTAATTAATAAGCCATAAACCACAATAACAAACAAACATTAAACTGTATATAAAATAAATCAAGATGAAAAACGATATCTTCAATAAATTACCAAAGCAGTTATACACTATATACAATCTTGTGCGCTGTTTTATTTCTTGGTTCACATTTGTTGGGAATGCAAATTGGTATCAAGGTATTGACAAACCTACATTATGGCAAAGACTTTACGAGTGGCGAATAGGCCCAAAAACAGCATGGACTTTGGCTAAAGGTCTTTGGCTCGATGACTATTCTAAATAGCTGACAACTACTTAAATCCAAACCTCAACAAACATTAAACTGTATTTAAAATTTAATAAAATGAGCATATTTAAAATATTTAAAAAGCCTATAATGCAATTAAATGTATTAAGGACCGAATCTGGATATATAGACTTGCCCAAAAATGTGATTTATAGATCTGGCGACCATGTTATTATAAATAACACCGACTATTTAATAGATAAAGTAAAATATCATATATATGATGGGAAAATATTTCAAATTACTTATGTAGCTAATGAGGACTAAATAGTGCCTTTAACTAAAGATGAGGTTAAATTAATGTTAGCAGTAGGGTTGCCAGTATACGGACATTAGGAATTATATTGAATTGAATTGTATATAAAATTAAGAAATGGAAAAAGAATTTTTATTTTGTGACAATAGAGGCAATGATTTGTCGCTTCGCATTAACAGCGGCAAAGCCACAACAATAAGGGTTTATAATTTTCATACTTCTGCAAGTATTAACCTTGACAAGCATCAAATATTGTTTTTAATAAAAAGATTACAAGAAGTAAGTAAATTAATGTAACTTATAACAACACCTTTCGGATACATATCCAAGAAAAAATTAAATTATGAGCGAGGATTACGGATTACTAATTTCATTCAAAGACCAAAGCGACCAGTTTACACATGGTTTTGAATGTGGACAAATTTGGGAACAGCTAAAAATGAATAAGAAGTTTGATAAATACTTATTTCATAAAAAAAATGAAGAGCAAGTAAAGTGGATGTGCCGAAGATTTCACTATTCATTTTTAGTTAAAACAATAGATGATACTTGGTGCAACTTAACTGCCGAATTAAACAATGCGTTGGCTAATTAATTTTTTATTACTTATAACCACTTAAATCCAAACAACAAACATTAAACTGTATATAAAATTATGACACAAGAAGATTTGATTACCAAACAACAAATTGAGATTGAAGATTTGAAAGCAAGGTTAAAAGAAAACACAATGGAAAGATTACCAATGGTTACAGTAGAATTTAAAAATATGCCTTACTTTAGATGTTTACTTACTGAATGGAAAGAGATGGGAGGCTATAAAGGATTTTTAAAAGAGTATGGAATTTCAATATCAAGAATTAAAAAAGTTAGAACACAAGTTTTAAAAGCAAACGAATATCCTACAAGTGCATGGGAGGGGTAATTTTTATTGCTCATAACGGCAAAGCATTGCTGTCAGTGGCGGATTAAAAAGCACAAAAGATGAATATAGCACAAAAGATAATAGAAGCACATAAGTTGAAGTTTGGCAGTTTGCCGCCATTGCAGCAATGCAGTGTTAGTG